CCGCCGTAGTACGCGCTGCCGTAGTCCAGACTGCCGTCCGTGTAGACATAGCGCGCGTAGTTCGCGACGCCGGCGTACGGGGTTCTTAACCACCACCACCAATATTGAGAAGCGGACAGGCCGGAATTTGTGTAGGTGGACTTGCTGACGGCTTCCGCCGTGGGGTAGCACTGGCGGCGCGACGCGGAATTGAAGTAGGACCACAAGGAACCTTCGGCCACGCCGTTTTCGTTGGAAAGGCCGACGTTCGTGTTCGAAAGCAAAAAGACCTGTCGAACGATGTCTTCATAACCGCCGCCGTCGGTGACGGCGTTCTTCGCGACGCGGATCGTGGAATTAAGGATCGCGTTTCGGAAGTCGGCTTCGAAGTTCGCCAGGAAGCCGGCTTCGGTGTCGTAGGGGTTATAGCCGTTCCAACAGTTCGCGGACGTTGGCGGGGCGTCGGCTCCGTGCTGTGCGGCATACCAGGACGCGGCCGCACTGTTCAGCCACTTGTCGATGTTGGAAACGGAATAACGGTTATTTCCGTAACTCCGGCGGTCGCTGTTGCTGTTGCCGGACTCCATCGCGTCGAAGCATTTCAGGGTGATCATCTTTTCCGTCACCAGGCCCGTTCGGCCCTGGGACGTGTCCTGTGTGCCGACGATCCACCTGATCGCCTGTCCGTTGTACTTTGTGTTCGCCGACTTGACGACGCTTCCAACGGGCAAAGCGGATAGAGATTTCGCCATAGGGTTTTCCCTCCATTTCTTTCCTGAACAGGTTGAAGAACAGGTCGTCGATCTCGCTGATCAGGTGATAACTGTTGCCGTGTTCGGCGTGGCCGGTCCAGGAATTATAAGACTGAAGGACCGTGTCGAAGTCGACACGGCCTTCGTCTACCAGGTGGCGGAACTTCGTGATCTTCCGCCTGATCCGGTTTTTGCTCTCACGGCGTACCTTCCGGACGACCTTTCCGCTGTCCGTCAGGTAGGTCCGAAAGCCCAGGAAGTCGATCCCCTGGGATAACGGGAATATGGCCGTTTTCTGGTTCAGTTCCAGGCCCAGGGGGACCAGGAACCGGCGGATTTCTTCAAGGCAGAACTGCAAATAGGCCCTGTCCTTATGTATCAAATAGAAGTCGTCCATGTATCGGCCATAATACTTGATTCCCAGACGTTCCTTGATCATGTGGTCCATGTCGGACAGGTAGAGGATCGCGAACCATTGTGAAGTGTGGTTCCCGATCGGAATCCCTGGCCCCTCCGTGGAGTCGATGATCATGTCCAGAAGCCACAGGACGTCGCGGTCCTTGATCAGCCGGCGAAGCTGGGTCTTCAGAACGTCGTGATTGATCCGATAGAAATACTTGCGGACGTCGCACTTCAGCACCCAGCCGCTGGCGCCGTTCTTGCGGTAGTAAGCCGCCATGAACGCCTTCAGTCGGTCAAGGCCGAAGTGGGTCCCTTTGCCCTTCTGACTCGCGTAATTGTCATAGATGAATGTCTTCGAAAGAAGCGGTTCAAGGACCTGTTCACATAAACAATGCTGAACGATCTTGTCGCGGAAGCTGTTATACATGATCAGCCGTTCTTTCGGTTCATGCACGAAGAAGCAGTTGTACGGGGACAGGCGGTATTTATGGCGCTGAAGCATGACCTGAATGAACAGAAGGTTTTCCAGGACATTCGCTTCATATTTGCACACGGAATACTTCCACCGTTTCCCTTTGCGCGCTTCTGTAAACGATTGATATAGATTGTTGAAGTCCGTCACGGACGCGAAGTCATGGGCTGGCGTTCCCTGATCCTTCATAAAGAAAAATCCTCCTTGACGCTGATAGTCCGGCCGTCGCTGTTGAAGGCCTTTCGTCGTCAATCATGTATTTACCGAAGGGACTGTCGCGGCCCTTCGGAAGGAAACGATCTCCTTTGTTGGTGATACTCTGTTTTCAGGCTTTCCGCCCTAATCAGTCCCGTTTTCCACCAAATCCGGCCGGACGCCGTTGTAGCCGTTGTACGCGTTGTTGTTGTTCAGACTGCCGTCCGTGTTGACATTGCGCGCGTTGTTCGCGTTGCCGGCGTTCGGGGTGACAGATCGTTCCCTAATGATTTATGATCAGCCTTCAGGGATCGGGCCGGCCGGCTCGACGGGGATTCCCGTCTTCCGTTCGGCGTCGTACCATCGGGCGGTCATACATTTCACGTCGACCGTCAGCTTCGTCCAGTAGTCGAAGGTCCCGCTGTCAATATAGCCGCGGTCCTTCGAAAGCTGGATCATGTGCAAAAGTTTCTTGCACTCCGTCAGCGCGGCGCGCTGAAGTTTCAGGCGGTCGGCCTTGTCCTGGTCGTCCATTATGGGGAAGATTTCGTTCGCTTCGACCAGGTAGTCATAGATCGCCAGGGCGTGGCCCTGGATTTTATTCGTCACGGAAAATCTGATCTTCTTCGGAAAACGCTTCGGGTTGTCGGTCGTCGACAGGGTGAAGCCGATCATTTTGTCCGCGACGGGCAGAATGTGAAGCGGGCTTTCGCCCTTGCTGGGCTGGCTCCGCTGGTAGTTTCTTCGCGATCCCATTGATACACCTTCGATTCCGGATATTCTCGACCACAGCGGCGTCTCCGGTAAAGTCGAAGCCGTAGTCCCGAAGGACCACGGCTTCTTCCGTGCCGGCGTAGGTCATGCCGCAAAGAACCACGCTGTCGCCCTCACAGAAGCCGCACACGGGACGAAGTTCCGTGAACAGGTTCGGTATAAGGCAAGAGGTTTCCGACGGCGTGGCGGCGATCCTGGTCACAGATACAGGCGGTTCCTTGTCTGGTCCAGAATCCCTTCGGGAACTCCGGTCCCGTCATAGCCCTTCCAGTAGGAAAGCTGCGCGGGGGCGAAGGTGTGGGTCACGGTGGTTCCGGTGAAGCCGGTGTTCAACTGCTCCTTGATCGCTTCGATGTCGCTGTCCTGGCGGCGCTGGACCTGTTCCGTGTTCTCTCCGGTGGTTTCGGTGATGGTGTCCGCGCCCTGGGTGTGGACCAGGGGCGCCGCGTAGGTGGTCATTTGCTCACGGGTGACATAGGAACCAGGGGCCACCTGTACGGACACGGACGCGGCTTCCTGGTTCGTCACGAAGACGGCCAGGTCGTGGATATGGACGGTGTCGGCGTCTTCCTCGAAGGACGTCGCCGGAAGGACGTTGTCGCTGTCGTCGCCGTCCAGCCAGCCATAGCAGAACATGACTTCTGTGTTGTCGATGGTGTTCCCGTAGACGGCGACTTCCCTGATCCAGACAGGGGCGTCCAGGGCTTCGTTCGTCACCTGGACGGGGATTCGCATGATCGCGGGGTCGCCCTCGATCAGGTCCTTTTCGCCCAGGCTCACGGCGACGTTCTCCGGCGTCACCAGGTCCGACAGGGTGTTCGGGCTGACGGTGGCGACGCCGCTTCCGGCCGCCGCACGGGTCAGGATCAGCGGCTTTCCGGCCGCGATCAGGGCCGTCAGGGCCGCCGCGCCGGCGTCCGTGACGATAGACTTAAATCTTGCCATGTGGTTTTCCTCCTTATGTGGCCGGCGTGTAGACGTGCCGGTTCATCGTGACCATAGCGGAACAGGCCGCCGTCTGGGCCGGTTCGTCCGTCTGGGGAATGTTCGCCTTCAGCCGAAGGACCAGGTTCGCGGGGATCATCTGGCCCAGGGTGGCGATCAGGGCGTCCCGCTGGGAATAGCCTTCCAGGCGGATTCGAATGAACAGGTCATAGGCGTTTTCGTCCAGGGTGACGGTGAAGTCGTCCGTGATGGTCTTCAGGTACTTCAGAAGGGTCCTGTATGTATAGGGAAGCTGGTCAAGGTACTTGATCAGAATCCGTTCGCGGCGTGCTTCCAGGGTGTCCCCGTCGGCCGCATGAAGGCCCATAATGGCTTCCCAGCGTTGACACCCATATTCGGATAGGGTCGCCAGGAAGAAGTCGTCAGCGGCCGTCCTGACGTCGTCCAGGGCCGTTTCGAACTCCGGCTGTTCCGCGTTGGCGATCTGCTGGAACTCGACCAGGTCCTGAAGACAGCGCGGCCAGTAGTCTTTAAGTTTCATTCGTGATCCCTCCCATGACGGGGATCGCGTCGGACACCAGGACGATATTCTGGGTTCCGCCGTTGATCGTCGTCCCCGTGATGTCGATCACGCCGTCCACGGACAGGACCTTCGTTTCCACCTGGGACACGCGGACGGTGATCCCCGACTGGTTCGCCCAGTCCTTCGCCAGGGCCACGAAGTAGTCCTGGATCGCCTTCGTGACGGCGGCCTTCACGGTGTCCCAGGTGTAGCCGGTGGCAAAGGTCAGCTTGAAGGACACGCTGATCGCCGTTCCGGTGACGCCGACGACGGTGACGACATGGCCGATCGGCGCGATCCCGACGCCTTCGCCCTGGTTCTGGGTGGGGTCGACGGCGGTCTGGACGGTGTCGACCAGGGTCGAAGACGGGACGCCCCAGTCGCTGTTCACGAAGACGATCTTCACGGTCCCGCCACCGTTCCAGACGGGGAACACCTTCACGGCGCCCACGCCCTGAAGCAGTTCAACCTTCGTCCGGTAGTCGGCGATATTTCCGCCGTATGCCTGGGATTCCAGGCTTTCCTTATATCGGGCCAGAAGGTCTGCGTCGCTCTCTTCGTCTTCGCCGTTGATCAGAATGTCGGCCAGACGCGCCGCGCCCAAGCCTTCCACATAGTCGATCGGGAAAAGGTTCCCCTGGTACTGGTTGCCGGCGGCTCCGGCCGTTTCACACAGAAGTTTGAACTGGCCGGTGGCGATCTTCTCCGTCACGACGTAGTTCAGGGCGTCGCCGGAATAGCGGGAACCGATCGGGACGTCCATCGCCCCGCCGTCCCCGTCCTCGAAGTAGCCCTTCCGGACCGCGGCCGTGGCCGGCGTTCGGAAAACGCTTCGTTCCTGACACTTCAGGGTCAGGTCGTCGCCTTCCTCCGTATCGGGGAAGGCACGGTCCAGAAGATAGGCAAGTTCGATATACATGATCGCCAGTTCGGCGGCCGCCGGCGCGATCGCGTCGTAGACGACCGAACCTTCCCGCTTGTCGATGGAAGCGGCTACGCGGGAAAGGCACCGGTCCATGATGTTTTCGAAGGTCATGTTCTCATACAGCATTGTCGCCGACCTCTCTTTCGATAGGGATTTCGCCGAAGATGGTTTCGGCGGTGAACTTCACGGACGCCGTCCGCTTGTCGATCTGGGTGACTTCGAAGTCGGTGACGTCGGTGATCCGGCTGTCCGCCAGAAGGGCTTCGGTGATCACGCGCTTGATTTCACTTTCAAACACCTGATAGCTTTTTCCGACGACTGCGTCCAGTTCAATTCCATAGTTCCAGGAATAGATCAGGTAGGCGAACCGCTCCGTCTGAAGGATTTTATAGATCGCTTGCTTCATGGCTTCCGTTTCATCGCAGAAGCCGCCGACGCGGCCGGCGTCGAAGTCGATCTTGTAGGTCCGCGAAGGGGCTTCGGCGGCGGTCTGAACTTCCAGGTCTTCGCCGATCTTCACGGTGGTCGCGTTTGGAATCATAGGTCACACCCTCCCCAGGACAAGAAAGGCCTGTCCGCCCTGGTTCCGAAGAAGGATCACCTTGTCGCCGACGGCCAGTCCGTAATAGTATTCCGACGTTTTGTCGGTGTTGGTTTGGTAGTTGTTCTTCAGGACGTGGGAATGGGAAGCGAAGGCCGCTTCGCCGCTCCCGCCGCCCTTCTCTTCGGTGGAAGGGCCGCCCTTCATGCCGGTGTGGTAGTGCGTGGGATAGTAGCCGGCCTGAAGTTCCTTCGGAACGACGATCGCTTCGCCGGATATGTCGAAGCGGTTATCCACGCGGATCGTCAGGGGCGACGTCTTCGTCACCTTCCCGAAGAACCAGGCCGTCGGCGCGCCGGCGGCGTTGGTGTTCTCCGCGACTTTCTTCATCGTGTCTAAAAGGCCCATGTCACACCACCTTTAATTTCAGGGTCATTGTTTCCTTCAACAGGTCATGCGTGGCTTCCTCAATCAGGAAGAAGGACTTCACACCCACGGCGCCGATCCCGATATACAGGACGCGGCCGGCACGGACGGACAGGTCCGTGATCGCGTTCAGGCTGAAGGACCGCGACGGCCGGTTGTAAAGTTCCAGCATTTTCGCGCCCCGCTCTTTGATCTGGGCTTCGTTCATGCTTTCGTCGACCGTTTCATAGTCCTGAAGGATTCCCCACAGGGTCATGTTCTTCGAATCCTGGTAGATGTAGACGTCACGTTTGCCGGTGGTCTTATTGTCCTTGACCAGCTTGATTTTGTTGTAGGTGTCGGAATCTATGTCCTGGTCGTAGGTGTAGCCGGTGGCAAGGCTCCCGTCGCCCACGAACAGGTCCAGCTTCGCCGTTTCGACGTCCGTGATCGCCAGGGAACCGAAGTCGTCCCACAGGACGAACATTTTCCCCGTGTTGATCAGGGTCAGGTCGATCGCCTTCAGGGCGATGTCGAAAAGCGTCTGGCCGTCCTCGATCATGGAGGGGATCGCGTAGCCGGTGTTCGCCAGGGTGCCGGTCTTCAGCTTGAAGTCTTCGGCGATCTGCTTCACGATCTGGTCGGCGCGCTTGCCGGTGAAGACATAGGTTTCCTTGTTTTTCTTCAAATACCAGGTCTGATCGTAGGCCGTGACCTGGACCTGGTCCTTTTCGCTCTGGCTGGTCTTCACGACGTAGCCATAGAAAAGGCCCGTGGAACCGTTCTTCAGGACCAGAATCCCGCCAGGGTTCCACGCCACGGCGTCGTCGACGATCGCGGTCACGGTCAGGGAAGCGGGGGAACCGGACCTTTTCGTCGTCCACTTTGCCGCCGTGATCAGCGTCGTCACGTCATGCGCGGCGCCGGTCACGTTGTTCTGGTAAAGAATAGAGATAGCCATATCAGGGGATCGTGAACGTCTGTCCAGGGTAGATCAGGTTCGGATTTTTCCCGATCGTCCCCTTGTTGGCGTTGTAGATTTTCGTGTAGTCCGCCCCGTTGCCGTACAGCGCCTTCGCGATGTTCCACAGGCAGTCCCCAGACTTCACGGTGTAGGTTTTCGGTTTGCTGGCCGGCTGGCCGGCCCTGGTCGGTTCCTGGGCCTTCGCCGGCTCCGACTTCTGGGCGGGAAGGGTGATCCGCTTCGCGGAATAGTCCCGCCATTCATACAGCTTGATCGAATAGTAGAAGTCCCCCAGTTCGCCGGACCGCTCTTCGTACTCGAAGGACTCCACGCCCATTTTGACGTTCATGTCCAGGTCCGTTCCGGTGATCAGGAAGCGAAGGGGTGTCCGGCCGTCCCTGGCGGACTGGATCGCCTGGATAATGGCGGTCGGGTTCCGGACCTGGCCCGTGGTATAGGGGGCGCTGGACTTCGGGAAGAAGCTGTCCCATTCGATGGTCCGAAGCCCCTTCTTCCGAAGGATCAGGACTTCGCCCAGTTCAAGGACGGTCGTCCGTTCGTTCTTGCCAGGGGAAGACACCTTCAGGGAAGCGGGAAGGACGGGAATGTTGATTTCCCGTCCCCCCGCGATCAGGGTCATTCTGTATCGGCTCATTAGTTATACCCTCCTTCCGCGGCGGCGATGAACTCACCTTCCAGCTTCCGTTCGATCGCGCTGACGACGTCGTCCAGGTCCACGCGTTCGCTGATCTGGGCGTCCATCGCGACGGTCGGGGTCAGGGTGACGAAGTTCTGGACATAGCGCATTTCGGCCACGTCGCGAAGGAACTTCAGGTCTTCGTCGGCGATATTGACGTCGCTGTCGATCTTGCCGACGGAACCGACGCTGTCCAGGTCCCCGCCGTTGATCGTGCCGGTGGAGCGGGACACGTCCCAGGAAGAAGTCAGGCTGTCCAGTTTGCCGGTGATCTGGGAAAGGTTGTTCGCGATTCCCTTCGCGCCGGTGGACCAGGCGGCCGCCGTGCTGGCCGTGTCGATCTTCTCCATACGGTCATAGCGGACGGCGTTTTCTCCATAGCTGGCTTCGATCTTCGCCTGAAGGCCGCTTCGCCAGTTGCCGACGGCGTCCGACAGGCTCGATCCGAAGACCGCGTCGATCGCGTTCGCTATGGTTTCCAGGACGCCCAGGACGGAATCCGCCAGTCCCAGGAACAGGCGTTCAATGGAACCGATCGGATCGACGAAGACGTTCGCGAAGAACTCCGCAAATGTGGCGATGAAGTTCCAAATGTCGGCGATCAGGTTGTAGCCGAAGGCATACAGGCCGCCCAGAAGGCCGCCCACGAAGCCCACGACGTCTTCAATGGTGACGCCGGCGTCCATTGCGGCGGAGATCAGAAGGGCGACCAGGGCGATCATCATAATAAGCGGCGCATTTGCAAGCGCCCAGGCCGCGGCCTGGGCCAGGACAGGCGCCACGGTAGCCCACAGGCTGGAGATCATGGCCGGAAGAAGAACGATCGCGATTGCCGTCAGGATCGCGGACACGGTGGGCCAGTTGTCGACGACCACCTGGGCGATCCAGGACACGGCGGTCGCCGCATAGCCCAGAAGGCCCATGATCACGTTCAGGACGACACAGACGCCGTCCAGGGCGCCGGTGTTCTGAAGGGTGTCCAGAAGGTTCGTCACCGCCGTCAGAAGGCGCATGACGCCGCCGACCAGCTTCTGGCCAGCCGCTTCGTACAGTTGGCCGATCTTGTTCTTGAACTGCTCGATCTTGCCGGTGGGGGTGTTGGCGTAGGACTCGGCCAGTCCCTTCCAGGACTGATTGATCACGTCGTTGATCACAGCGACCTTTTCCATGTCGGTTCCGGTTTCTATGATCTTCTGCTGTGCTTCAGTCAGTTCGAAGCCCTTCTTCTTCAGGCCGTCATAGGTGCCATCTAAGGCCTTGCCAAGCTGGGTCGCGTATTCGACCATCTGGCTTTGATCCACAGACGGGCCGCCCATGCCGGCGGCGTAGTTGGCAAGGGTCCCCATAGCCGCGGAAAGGGCTTCGGGGTCCTTCAGATAGGTTCCCAGTTCGGCCGCGCCGGCGACGAAGGTGTCGCCGCCGAAGGTAGTCTTCGATTCAAGGGCGGACGCCCTGTCGCGGATCGCGTCGAAGGCTTTCTGGTCCATGCCGGCGTTCTTCATAACGACGCCCAGTTGGACTTCGGCGTTGTACTGGTTCGAAAACTCTTCCAGGGCCTTTTGAATCTGGCCTTTGACGGCGGCGACCGAAAAGACCGCCAGGGCCTTCTTGATTAGGCCTTCCGTTCGTGACCAGGCGTCGGAAACTTCTTCCGCCCCCTTGCCGGCGTCCCTCTGCCTGTTGATAAAGGCGTCCAGGCGCTTTCGGGCGCGGTCGATCAAAGACGCGCTGTTTTCCAGTGTCCGACCAGGGTTCACGGCCTGGGTGGCCTTGTCCGCAGACCTGGCGGCGCGCTCCATTTTTTGAAAGGCGGACGTGATCCGCTTCAGCTTCGCGGACATACCGTCGCGGATCGTCATAGGTGTCGAAACACCAGGCACGGTTCATCACCGTCCTTTCTTCCCCCGCCGCGCCGCGGCCCGTTTCTGTTCCTTCTTCTCCTTCTCGACCTGAAGGTCGATGGAAGCATAAATGAAGGCCCGTTCCCGAAGGGGAAGGGCCATCAGCGCGCCAGGGAGGATTTTCAGCCGGTGAAGGGCATAGTGCGCATAGACGGCTTCGCCGTCCGCGTCTTCCTCACGCTCTCCACCGGTGATTAGTTTTTTGCTTCTTCGCGAAGGTCGTTCACGTCGTCGGTGAAGCCGTTGACGTCCTGGATCGCGACCAGAAGGTCGACGAACTGTCCAGGCTTCAGAAGGACGTCGATCAGGGCTTCGGCGCCCATGACGCCATACTTCGCCTGAAGGTCGGCGTCCTTGAAGTTCGGGTCTACACAACAGGCGATCACCAGGCGGTTATTGTAAAGGTCCATATCGGTTTCCGTGGTCTTCTGGTGGGTCTTCTTGTCGAAGTTCACCTTCTGACAGGTCTTCCGAAGGGCCTTGTTTTCGCCCTCTGTGATCGACTTGACGGTGAAGGGGACGGGGAAGCCGCTGATCGCGACTTCCTCCGTCACCTGTGCGCGCTCTTCGCTCTGCATAAGAAATTCCTGAAGTTTACCCATGTGTGCTTCCTCCTTCTGAACGGTGGGTGGTTAAATCTGGCTGAAGGCCTTCAGAATGTCGAAGTCCTCGAAGGTGAAGTCGGCGTCTTCGTCCAGGGCGTCGTCGCTGTCGCCGTCCAGCTTCGCCAGGATCACGGAATCCAGGTTGCAGTCGATCAGAAGGACCGTCTGCTTGCCGGCGGCGGACTCTTCGTCGTCGTTCTCGACGACCATGTCGAAGTAGACGTCCACGCCGGTTTCCTTCCACTGGCGGATCAGTTCGCGGAACAGGGGCGTCATGTAGTAAAGGGTCATGGAGCCGGTCCCGTTGGCGCCGGTGGTCTTATGGCCCGTCATGCGCTTCCCGATCGCCTTCACTTCGGACTTGTTCTTCTCGACGGTGGCTTCGATAGTCTTCGCGAAGAACAGTTCTTCGTTATTGCCGTTGATCTTTGCGTAGGCACGGCCGGCCTTGCCGGAAATGGTATCAGGTGCGTTCAAAGTCTTCATTCTGGGTCACTCCTTTCGTCAGTTCACGACGACGGTCATATACAGCTTTTCCATGCTGTCGTTCGGCTGAAGGGCGCAGTCGACCGCGACGTCGCGTTTGCCGTCGCCCTGCTGAACGGTGATGTCGTCGGACTTGAAGTTGCTGATCGCGTCGATGGACTGGTACTGAAGGGCCAGGGACACCAGGTCAGCCTTGAAAAGCTGGCGGCCGGTGTCGCTGTTCGTTACCAGGCCGATATAGGACTCGCCGAAGATACGGGCGACGTCGTTCGCCCAGCCGTCCATGACGCGGACGACGCGGTTCGACACCCAGTCGGAAGACATATTCTGGCCGATGGTGGTCAGGCTGTTGATGTCCGTCAGGACACGGGCCTTCCCGTAGTCGGCATAGAATACGAACTCGCCGGCCTTGATCGCGGCTTCGAACTGGGACTTCGTGTATTTGATGTCGACGTCCACGGCGTCGTCGTAGGCGGTGTTCGTCAGGGACTCGTTCACTTCCGCGCCGGCGGAAGCGCCAGTCACCCAGGCGACGGCCTTGTCGCCGGTGATGGTGGTCCCGTTGGACAGGACGACGCCGTTCTTCACGTTGATCAGGCCCATATTGTCGCCGTCGTAGCCATACAGGACGCCGACGATCTTCTTCCCTTCGTCGTCGCGAAGGCGCTTGACGAATGCCGCATACAGGGACTTGATGTCCTCCACGGTGCCAGGGTAGCCGATCACGTTGAAGGTTTCCACTTCGAAGGCGGTCAGGGCGGCGGTGTGCTTCGCGGCGTTGACCGTGGCGTTCGCGCCGCCGGTCAGGGGGGTCGCGGTGGCGGCGGCCAGGGTGGCGACGGTGCCGAAGGTGACGAAGTCGTTCGCGACCAGGGAAGCGGCGCCGCCGGACTTCGCGACGGTCTGGCTGTCCATGACCATATCGTCAAGATAGGTCACGACGTCCGCCTTCGTGGCGTCGTCGACGTTGGTGATCACGGCGACCTTGATCGCGTTGCCGCGGGTGCCGCCATACTTCGCGGTCACGGTCATTCCGCCGACGGTGGCGCTGGCCTTCGTGCCGCCGCCGTTCACGCGGTAGATCAGAAGGGTCTTCGCGCGCTTCATGGCTTCACGGACCAGAAGGATATTCGCGTCGGTGGGATCGTAGCCGAAGACCTTCATGCTGGTCGCGTTGAAGTCCGCGGCGTCCAGCTTGAAGACCTGGCCTTCAGGTCCCCAGTTCAGTTCCAGGGGAAGGGCCGCGACGCCGCGTTCCCCCATTTTGGCGTTGGTCCCCATGCTCACGAAGTTGATGTAAGCACCAGGAAGGACCTTGTTCTGTACGGTGAAAGAACCTCCACCAATAGGCATAGTTACACGCTCCTTTCAAGGAAGTCGGTCACAAGGCGGACCGCTTCTTCCCGTGTGTAGGTCTGGCCGTCCTTCAGGATCGCCGCGACGGCGTCCTGGGGGACGCCCAGGGTTTTAGACTTGACCAGTTGTTCCTTTGTGAAGACCGGCGCTTCCTGGTCGACGGCGACGGTCTTTTTCTTCTGGGCCATTTGTCAGACCTCCGATCTGATCGTGTTGTTCTGATCCAGATAATACATGGACGGGATCACGTCGGGCGTGATCACGAAGTTCAGTCTGGCGTCGAAGCGGAAGGAAAAGAACCGTTCGTCGCCGTCCTGGTTTGCCGCGATGTTCGTCAGCCGAAGCGACCGGAAGACGTCCGTCCCGTCCTCGGTCTTCTCGAAGACGGAAAGGGTTTCGAAGTCGTCCAGCATAGCTTCCAACCAGGTATTGAAGGACAGGTTGTCCCTGTCCGCCTGAAGATAGCAGACTTCGAACCGCGTCGTCCTGACGCGGCGGCGGTCCAGCTTCTGTTCCTGGGTGGTTTCGATCACGCGGACATAGAAGTTCCCGTCAGCTTCGGCCGGAATCCGGTTGACGAAGACGTGACGGACGGGCCACCTGGCGATCAGCTTCTTCGCAATCGCTTCCAGGAAGTCGTTCAAGGTCACGACAGATCACCGTCCTTTACTTTGATTTCCTGGTGGGTGGCATACACCGACGGGCGGCCGATCACTTCGAACGTCACTTCCTGGGTGCTGGAAGGGTCGTCGCGGCCGAACCGCTTCACGACGATCGTGTCGCCAGGAAGGACCTTCAGGTCCGGACCGGTGAAAACGACGGCGTCGTGGTCGATGTTCTGTTGTGCGTTTGTCTGCATACTGCTGTTTGTACCTGAATACGACAGCGCGCAAATGATACCAGAATACACCACGTCGGGGACGCTTGCGGACAGGCCGTTCGCGCCCCTTTTTGGTGCTGTCCGGTAGACGGTGGCGGTGTCTTCATAGGTGCTTTCGATTGCGGTGCGCTCCGCCGCGGGGCTTCCGAAGGCCATTCCGTCACCACCTTAACTTCCGGTATTCGTTCAGGACTGTCTTCCAGCCGAAGAAGTCCCCGTTGTCGTTTCCCAGGTTGAAGGTGCCGGCCGATCCGGAAGAACCGGAACCGACCGCGAAGGACGTCTGGACGTCGCCGCGCTTCACGGAAGACACGGCCCCAGGCGCCGCCGCGGTGGTTCCCAGTCCGGCGGCCTTGTAGTAGCTGACGCACATGACAGCCAGGACGTTTTCCAGTTCCAGGGGGAGTTCGTCCCAGTTGATATAGCGAAGGACCAGGGTCTGAACGGTCTGGATCACATATTCCAGAACGTCGTCCTGGTCCTCCGTGGTGATCCCCAGAAGGACCTTGACCTTCTGAAGGACCGTCTGTCCGGACATAAGCGTCCGAAGGACTTCGGCCCTTTCAAGGTCGGTCAGGCCTTCCAGGGAAGCAAGGATTTCTTTCAGCATGATAGACCACCTTTCGGCGGCCCCGTCAGTTCTGCTTCAGGGCTTCGATCAGGTCGATGATCTCCGCCTTCTTCGCGCCGTCAGGGACCGCGATTCCGGCTTCCTGGGCCATTTCCAGAAGTTCGTCCTTCGTGAACTTCGACAGGGGCTTGTCGCCGTCGCCAGGGGCGGCGACAGGCTCCGGATCGTCGAAGGGGATCAGGTCAGGGGACTTCTGGAACTGTTCCAGAACGAAGTCGCTATGGGGTTCCAGGATCGCGCCGGTTCTAATGTGCTTGAACTTCACGTTCTGTTCCTCCTTTCAAACGGGCGTCACGCCGATCAGGCGGAAGTGACGCTGGTGGAGTAGGTGAAGATCAGGTCGGGGGTCAGGGCCTTCGTGCCGTAGTCGAAGAACATGGACACGCCGTAGTCGTTGGACAGGGGGATCTTCTCCGGCTCCTTGTAGGGGTAAATGACCGCCGGCTGTGCGATTGCGCCTTCAATCATGGCGACGCCGTGACAGGTGGTGGTCTTCGTCTTGCTGGTTTCCACGGTTTCGGTCTTTACGGGAAGGTTGATGGAGGAATAGACGCGGACGCCGTGGAACATGGCGAAGTCCTCCGCCGCAGTGTCGACGTTGGCGTTGTTGGTGTTCTTGTCCAGGTAGTTTCTGGCCTTGCCGTAGGTGACGGGGTCCAGAACCAGGCGGATCAGGTTACGGGGAACGCCGCGGACGTAGTCGTTCTTCACGGTTTCCACGCTCTGGATCAGGCCTTCCAGGATTTCCTCAATCGTGGCGCTGGCGTCGGGGGTGTAGGCGGTGCCGGCGTCGAAGGCGGTCTGGAAGAAGGCGGCGTCGAACTCCGCGGCCACGGTGTCGACGTGGTTGTCGGCACGGCGCGCCATGATGTTCGTCACGCCGAAGGTGTCCAGGTCGAACTTCGCGGCTTCCTCGACGATCTCGCGGTGGGTGTCCAGGTTGACGGGGGTCGGGGGAACGGTGATTGCGGTTCCCTTGTTCGCGGTGCGCGCGGTGCCGTAGGGCTGGGACGCGCTGTTCTTGAAACGCTTGAACTCGACGGAACCGCTGGCGGGGTTGCCGGTGTAGGCCTGGGACTTCAGGCCCTGGGCCAGGGTGTCCTTCTGAATGTTCGCGATCACCAGGCCGGACAGTTCGGCCAGGTCGGCCTTCGTGGAACCGCTCTGGATCAGGCTGATAGCTTTAGTTCTTGCCATTGTGTATCATTCCTTTCGTTTATGGTGGTGTGGTTTACAGGCAGACGGGGCCGTCTACCTTGCCGGCCGCCGGCGGCGTCTTCGGGCCAGGATCGGCCGGCGTCGCGCCGTGGACGGGCGGGGTCTTTGCGGGGTCTTCCTTGAACAGGTACGCCTTCGACTCCTTGATCGGCTTCAGAAGGCCTTCCAGGTCGGTTTTCAGGCTTCCGTCGTCGCTGACTTCGATCTTGTCCATGTCCAGAAGGCCGATGATGTCAGAAGGGTCGTAGACCTTCCCGTTCAAGGCCATCTGAAGGGCGGACCGCTTGCTGATCTTCGCAAGTTCGGCGGCGTGGGTCGTCTGAAGGGTGTCGAACTTCTCCTTCGCGACCTTGACGTCGTCCGCGATCTTTGCCGGATCGCCGGAACCGCCGACAGCCTTCAGGGCTTCCGCGGCCGCCTTCAGGGCGTTTTCCGCACTGGCCTTCCCGCTGTTGGCACCGTTGTACTTTTCGGCCGGAACGAAGGTCCCGTCGTTCCCGATCACCAGGTCGACGTCCTTTCCGTCCTTGCCCTTGCCCTTCAGCGCCGCTTCGACCTGCTTCGCCAGGTCTTCGCCCAGAAGATTTCTGATTCCTTCAATGATCATAGGTGTTCCTTTCTCCGCTGTTTATATGGCGGCTTCCACGCCCTTCGCGGTCCCGCCTGGTCGCCGGACGGGTGCGGCTTGTATTATGAAAAAGGCGCCGCCCGAAGGCGACGCCTGTTCCACCTGGAAAAGGGTATAAGAAAACGCCGGCCGGTCGGCCGACGTTTACTTCTTCTTCAGTTGTGACGGAAGGAAGTCCTTGAACAGGGCGTCTTCAATCGTGTTCCCGTTTTCGTCGAAAAACTCGACGGTGTAGGCTTCCCCGTTGCCCTGGATATAGACGACGGCCCCTTCCGTGCCGGCCTTGACGCCGGTTTCGGGGTCGTCTTCCAGAAGGACGACGGTGTCATATAATTCAAACATAGGCTGTCACTTCTTCCTTTCCGGCGTTGCCGTGATGAAATGCGGGGCCTTCCCGCCGGTGTCGATCTGCCAGACGGTGTTCAGACGAAGAAAGCGGTCCTTCCGGCCGTACAGGATCACGGGGACGGTGTACCGTTCTCCGAACTGCGTGGACGCGGTCTTCGTCACAGGGGACTTCTGGACCTCCGTCAGAAGTTTCTTCTGGAAGGTTTCCCAGTTTTCCACATTGTAGCCCAGGACCTGGTTGATCACATGGGCCTTTTCCTTTCCGCGGGGGTGTTCATGGTTCAGAAGGTAGCCCTGAAGTTTGTCCTGGGGCGCCGACGCGGACGCCGCTTCGGGAAGGGTGCCGCGGCTGGCGGTGCTGTTGTAAAGGCGGACCTTCGCCTTCATCTGGCGCCATTTCTCCGGATTCGTGTATTTCACGTTCTGGAAGGCGTCCAGGGTGGACGGGACTTCGACGTCCGGAAGGACGCCCAGGAAGGCGTCGAATTGCTCCTGGTCTGCCTTGATATTATACGCTTTCTTCCGTTCGACTTCAACCGAACCTTGACCGTTCGCGGCCGTCTGTCGGCTGTACCACTCCTGATAGGTGGTCCGCTTCGGCATAGGCTTCCCGCTGTTCAGCCAGTCCAGGGCCTCTTCAGGGTCATATTCGACCGTCGTACAGCGACAGTTTGGGTGAATGGGCGGGTAGTTGACACCAGGTTCCGCGTCGTCGACCTTGAAACGGCGGCCGTCCAGGGCGCCGCAAGTGTCACAGGTGCGTTCGTTGACCGCGGCCATATATTCATATTCCGCGACGCCAGCTTCCTTGTAGGCCCTTCTGTCGGCTTCTGCGTGGATATGGGCGGTTTCGGTGCGGATCAGGCGTTCGGCGTTTTTGTAGGACTGGCCCATTCGGGAGGAAAGGGCGGACGCCATGACGCCCACGCTTTTTCCCTGGATTAGGCCCTGTGTGATGATCTCCCTGGTGTTGAAGACCAGGGCCTGTTTCGACTGCCACAGGCGATCGGAGAACATAGCGCCGGACCAGGGATAGGACACGGCGTCTTCGACGGCGGAAGCGTCGATCTTCGCGATCTCATTGTAGAAGCCGGCGCGGCTTTGGAGGTCATAGGACTTCTTGTAGTACCCTTCGACGAAGCCTTCGCCCAGTTCTTCCTTCATCTGCTCGACGCCGCGTTTCCACAGGTCGTTCAGGATCAGGTCGATTTGACCTTGAAGGGCTTCCAGGCGGGAAATGGAACTGTTCGCCGACAGGGCGTCCAGTTGCGCCTTCAGGACCGCCTTCGCGCTGGGGTCGGTGGTGGATTCGATGGTGGCGACATAGTCGCCCAGGGTGGCCTTCCACTCCTGGAACTCCTTCCTGGACAGAAGGCGGACCGCCTGGTCGTAGGTCAGGCCGTACTTACCGGCGTACTTCGAATAGAAGCTGTCGATCTGGCTTCGGATCGACTTCGCCGCAGCTTCGTACTCCCTGAACATTTTCCCCGACAGGTTCGCGCCGCGAAGATAGGCTTCATTCTCGCGCGTCAGGGCGCGTTCGGCCCAGTAGTCACGGTTATTCGTCGCCATCGGCTCCACCGCCATTCACGGGGTCGCCCTGGTTGTTCTGGCCCTTGCCGGCGCCCAGGGCGTCGCCGAACAGGCCTTCGCCGTATTCCTCCATAGCGGCCTTCTTCTCCGCGTCGATCCGCTCCATTTCTTCGTCGGCGTCCGTCACCCAGGGGTGGTTCTGAAGGATCGTCCGCTTCGACAGAAGACTTTCGCTGGCGACGGCGTTCTGGATCACGTCGGTTTCGTTGACGGGAAGGTCCATGTTGAAGACGATGTCGAAGGTTTCCTTCGAAAAGTCGCCCTTGCCGGCGATCTGAAGGTAAACGTCGATGAACAGTTTCAGGCGCTGGAAGGTGTCCTTCAGTTCGGTCGCCAGGGAATCGCAGTCGGACGACAGGTCCATATAGCGGAAGTTGATCGCCGTTCCGGACGCATTCCCCAGGTCAGGGTCCTTCGTGTCGACGGCCGCGGCGAAGTCGTAGACGTCGCGGCGCTGTTTATCCAGGAAGGCCATGACGGCGTCGATATTAAGGTCGGCCTGAAGTTTGTCCACACCGCCGTCGGTGGTGACTTTGATCGCCATGTGTTCCTTCAGGTCCTTGATGAACTCGCCCAAGTCCTGGCCGCCGTAGTTCTTCAGGATATAGATGAACTTCGCCACGTCGCGGAGAACGTCGGCGGTCACGGACGTCTGCCAGTTGATGTCGTCGATCAGGTCCTTGATGAAGTAGCAAAGGGGAAGTTCCTCTTCGTTGTACTTCAGCCAGACGATCGGGACGGTGTCCCAGTTGTAGGCCTTGTTGCTGACGGTGAAATGGGGTTCGGTGTAGTCGTTGGTTTCATCGCCGTGTTCGGTGTCGACGATAAAGTCGCCGGCGATGGTGCCGGCGAAGGCGTCGGTTTTGAAATACTTGACGCCGCCGGTCCACCACAGTTCGGCGTGGGTGATCGTGTGCTTTCTGGTGCCGATGTAGATCACCTGGTCATAGAAGCGAATGAAGGCGTCCAGCTTCGTTCGCTCCGCGTCGCGCCAGATCGGGACCAGTTCCGCGGACGGGATTCGCATGAAGGCCAGTTTCCCGTCGTCGAAGTAGGGCTGAAGCCATGCAATACCAGACTTCACGGCGCCCTTCCCCAGGGATTTGATCTTCCGGCGGAAGGTCTGGTCGAAGACGTCGTTCAGGGCGTCGCCGTAGGAACTGTTCTTCGTGTCCACGGTGAAGGGCTTCCCCAGAAGGTAGTTCGCCTTCTGGTCGACCAGCTTCTTCAGAATCGGGTGTTCGATCCTGGTATTCGACCGGTTCGCGACGTCATTCGTCTTCCGTTGGACGTCGGTCCGGTTTCTGTAATAGGCTTCGGCCTGGATCATGTTCGCGTACTGTTCGGACGCCTTGAACTCCCTGATCTCTTCGGTCACGATCTGGGACAGGGTCATTGTCGCGTGGTCCGGATCGGAAATAATCATGTTGATCCGGTCCATGACGGAATATTCGGCCATGTGGTGTCACTCCCTTATTTCAAAACTTCAATAGCGGAACCGCGGCGGAGTCGTTCGACGGAGTAGCGAAGGGCCGCCATAGCGTCGTCCATGAACTCCACGGGTTCGTCGATATAAAGGCCCGTGGTCGGGTCCTTTTTCCACTTCCATTGTTGAACTTCCTTCAGGACGTTCACACAGGAAGGGTGAATGTGGATTTTCCGGCCCTTCAGCCAGTCGATTTGTGCCTTCACGCTTCCAGGCTCTTTCTTCACGGGGTAGGCACGGAAGCCGGCCTTCTGCCAGGTCTTGATCCGGTCCGGCTCCGCAGAATCACAGAACATTTCCACACGCCGGTCGACCTTCGCCTGATTTGCAAGGCCGATGATCTCTTCGGTGTCCTTCTCGAAGACGTAGATTTCGGAACAGATATAGACTTCTCCGTCCTTCCAGCCGACGCCCAGGATCGCGTTCGCGTGGTTATAGCCGAAGTCCTGGCCGTAGTAGAAGGCGTCGAAGGCGTCCCTGTTGACCTTGAAGTCGTGGACTTCGAAGTTCGTCAGGATCAGGCCGCCCAGTTCGCCCCATTCACCCAGGCCATAGACGCGATAACCTTCGGGGTCTTCTTCCTTGCGTCGCTCCATACGGCGAAAATAGGCTGGGTCTATGAACCGGTTTGTCTTATATGTTGAATGGTGGGCCAGGACGTCCGGATCAGCCTTGTCGAAGTATCGACCTTTGATCCAGTGTGTCGCGCTGACTGGGTTGAACGTCATTGTTATCTGGTAGTACAGATTCGGATTCAGTTCGTTCAGATTACCACGAAGACGGTCGTCCAGAATGTCGACGTCTTCGGAAAGAAGTTCTGTCGCTTCTTCACACCATATCCAGACCAGTTTCCCGTTCTTGAAGGTGATCGACTTCACCTTTTCACGCTGTCGCTGATCCTTGACACCGCGAAAAATGATTCTGTTTCCGGTGATCTTACATTCCAGCGCAAGCGGATTCAGATTCACTTTCCAGAAGCGGTCAGCATAGGGGCCGAACATTCTGTATATTGCCGCCTGTAATTCGGCGAAGGTACTGTCGCGGTTTGTTTCTTCAATCTTTCGCACGACAAGAAGGTTCGCGCCGGTATAGGCCGGATCGGACAGTTTCGCGATATAGTCCTGGGCGATATTCACAGACTTTCCGGAACCGGCTGAACCTTTCAGAATCCTATATCGGCCGCGCCATTCGTTGACAGGGCGGAAGACAGGGTTAAACTGTGCCGACGCTTTGAATTCAATCTTCGCCGCCGTAGTCATAATTGATCACCACCGTAACAGGGACATTTGCTTCGGGATTGTCTTTGAACATTCCCAGGTGACGGCCGCAAAGTTCAAGCGCTTTCAACTTGTCGCACAGTTTGACTTCACGTTCGATCGCCTGTTCAATGACAGGATCGCCGTTTTCATCAAAGTCCTTATGTGGGACATATTTGACCTTCATTCCGGCGATAACTGCCAGATCGTCGTCGCTGGTGTCAGGTTTTACTTCCGCAGTCTGTAAGTCAAGGACGTCCTTCGGGTTCACAAAGGCGATTCGTCCCAGTTCCCGAAGAACGCGGTCGGCGTTGATTCCGGTTCTTTTGGACCTTTCGGCCATTGCGGTTTCTATGCGCGCGCGAATTTCAGGTTTTGTCAAGTTTTCACTTCCGATACTTCCAGCCGATTCGACAGAATATCCGGCGCGGATCGCGGCCTGTGTCGCGTTCAGGTCGACCAGATATTCTTCACAGAAACGGGCTTGTTTCGGCGTCAGCTTTGCCATGATTCACACCTTCCTTTCTGATTTTCGGTATTTCCTCTGAATTCGGGTACAAAAAAGACGCTCCCGAAGGAACGTCTTCCTGTACCCTATATCAATAGGATGGTGGACGCGCAAGTCCACAATGATGTTATACCATATATTTTTCCTGTTGACAGTTGCTTATAGTTGCAAGTAGTTGCAAACAGTTGCACATAGTTGCATAAATTTTTATTCGCGGAAGGCTTTTGACCGTTCAGCCCTGGCGAAAAGCCTGTTCAGGGCGATTTCTCTTTGTCGATAGACGGTTGTCCTTTCGACTTGAAGGAATTCGGCCGCTTCGTCGTATGACCTGTAAGGGTAGTACAGGGCAAGAAGGACGCATTTCGAACGGGTGTCCAGGGTGTAGACCAGGTTTTGAACCTCTGTGATCTGTTGAAGTTGGCGTTCCAGGTTGCCGATCGCTTCGTTTGCTCTTTGTCTTCTTCGGTCGCGCTTGTCGACCATGCGAACCAGTCTTCCGTCTGGGTCAGGTGAAGACTGGACGCGGACGCCGGCGTCGGATAACTGACTGGACGGGTAAGCCGATTCAAGAATGAATTCCAGGTCGGCTTCCAGGGCTTCCTTTTCGGCGGCGATCTGTGCTTCTATGACACGCGCTTCCTGATCATGGTTCCGAAGGATTTCCATGACCCTTGTTCTGACTTTGCTTTCTTTGGGTTTGTCCATGTATCTTCACCGCCTTTCCCCAGTCTATTTTCAGAACGGAATATCTTCGTCGGTCACTTCGAAGCCTTCGGACGTCATGGCGCTTTCGGCGTAGCTTCCGGCGGCGCTTTCCTTTTTGGCGTCCGCAAAATAGACAGAATCGGCGACGATTTCGACGGCCTTGTGTTTGCCGCCGTCGTTATCTTCCCAGGATCGGGTCTGTATGCTTCCGACGATTGCGACGCGCTGGCCTTTGGCGAAGTGCTTCGCGACGAATTCGGCAGTCTGGCGCCATGCGATAATATTGATATAGTCGGCCTTGTCGCGATTGAAGCGGCGGTCGACGGCCAGGGTGAACGACGTGACGGCCGTTCCTTGTGGCGTGTATTTCAGTTCGGGGTCGCGTACCAGGCGCCCCATAAGTTGACACTGATTCATTGTGTTTCCTCCCTTCGGGATCAGAATTTCTTTCCGTGTTTGTACGGGCGGCCTTCGTTGTAGGCCATTTTGATTTCGATTACTTCTTCCAGGTCGATTCCCAGGTGTCCGCAAAGGTCCGCGATCCGGATCACCGCGTCAGCCAGTTCGACGGCCACGCCTTCGGGCTTTCTGCTTCTGTACTTGCAAAGGCTTTCTTTGCCGTACATAAGACATTCGGTTTCGTCTTGTGGGGCGCAAATAAAGTTGTCGCTTTCGTTACAAGCGAACCAGACGTCGGGGTTTCCGTTGCGTTCTTCTTCCAGGTCTTCGGAAAGTTCGCTGTGAATCAGTGCGATCGCCGTTCCAAAGGAAAGGGGCGGTTCCCAGAATCCGTGTTTCACGGCGTTTTCATGTGCTTTCGCTACAAGTGTTTTGATTTCCATATTGTTTTACCTCTCTGTATCAGAAATAACTTTGATCCGGACTTCCTGGCGGCCGAAGCGAAGGGCGTCTTCGTGACTATTGAAGAATACGTCGATCTTCTGGCCGCTTATGGCTCCGCCGCGATCCTGGACAGTCCGTTCGCCTATGCCTTCTATGTAAAGGATAGTACCTGGCGAATAGACGGACCAGTCGGCCGCGATTGTGACGCCTTCATCGGCTATGGCGCCGCTGGCCGTGTAGACGATACCGTCAGGGCGATTCAGCGCCCATTTTCCACAGCATATTTCACAGGGACAGTAAGCCGTCGCCACGGCGTCGATCCATTCCTCCGGCTGTGTGGTTGGTTCATTTTCTGCAATGGCCACAGACGGCGTCAGAATGGCCGTGGTTTCGTTTAATTCTTCCGGTAGGATAATTCCTTCGGCGACC